CACACCTAGTAGTTCAGCCATATAACGAAGTTGAATAACTGTAGGGTTCCAAGCATCTGTATATAGGAAATAATCTTCATCCTTAATTTGTCCGTTGCAGAACATTTCACCGATAGTTTCTAGTTGTTTACTTTTGTAAACATTAGTACCGCCAAAGTTAAGAAAAGCCCCAGGCGTAGTTGCCTGAGGCGTTTCTCCTCCACTAATAACTTTTACGTTTTCATTTGTAGCTCGTTGAAGTTGCTTTGGAAGATATTCCTTCCATTGCTTAGTATAACGTGTGTCTACTGCTTCAATATCTACAATATGAATAGTCATTAGTTTCTCCTATTATTAAACTTCGTACCAGCATTACGTGCTTTTGCACGAAGCCATCCTTGATGCTTATTGTATGCAATCCATACAGGCGCATCATGTTTATAAAGATCCTTTTCATCAAAGACCTTACCTTCAAAGCGACAGTAGTCGCGGAATTTATCCAAGTCGTTAAACACTTTAGTATACGCATCACGATTAAATTCAATTGCCATTTTTGTTTCTCTCTTCTCAATAGCACTAGGGTTTCGGGTAGTAAATGGAACAGCCGTTTTCATTATCTTCAGCTACGCTGATTTCTACAAATCGGCCTGGGTATTTTGTAGAAATTTCTTGATACAAGTCATCTGCAATCATTTCACAGCTCTTGTGATTAAGTTCTAGTACGCCTTCAACATCATACAATCTTTGCATCCAACGTTTAAATTGAATAAACTCAATGTCACGATCGTTATGAAATACTTGAATACGAACTTTAAAGTGAAAAATATGACGATGTGGAATACCAAGGAATGATACGTCATCCCAATCGCCGGTTGCTAATTTTGGATCAGTATCTGCGCCAGGGTACATATGTACACCTTCTTTATTAAAAGTAACCCAAATACTTCGTTGTGCATTATCTGTAGCGTTTTGCTTTGCCATTATCATATCCTCTTCTTTGGTCCTACGTAACATATAATCATAATATCTTTCGTTTTTAGGATCGTTATTTTCTATTGTGACATCATTCATAGTACTAGTATACCTTCTTTTAGTTGTGTTGTCAATTGTTTTCTAACCATTTTTCTACTATTTTTGCTTGTTTTTTAGCACCCTCTACACTAAAATGCTTACCATTATCAATAACATGTGTTTCAAAGTCCATCATTTCTTCTATTATTGGAAATGGATATTTGTATTTAGGTATAGTGTGAAAAAATTGTATATGTGACGTTTTCTTAATTAAGTCAATTAACGCTGTGGTTGTTATATCTGTATAACTATCATTACTAAAGTATTTGTAGTACATTTTACCAAATTTAATAAATTCATTATCACTCGACATATTATCAAAAACAGCACCTGGTGTAAGTGCTACCATGTCTAGTTCTTTTGGAATACTATAATAGTTGTCCGAAGTTTGGTAATAGTTAACATCTAACCGATCAATGTCTAATGCAAAACTTAATCTAGTAGGAGTTGTTAATTGAAAGATTACTTTCTGGATGTCTACCTGTTCTTTTGCAATGTTTAATAAATGTAAACTAGTAAGTAAACTGTTACCAGGATATGCATAGTTGTAAAAATTATGTTTTGGCATAATTTCAGCAAGGGCTTCTACCCAGGAGTATGGTTGTTCAGGACAACCTGCACTCCAACTACATCCGGCAACCACAATATTCATTTTATAACTTTATCAGATCCATATTTTGACCAGTCAGTAAACTTGTCTCGGTCCATTAGGTCATGTAGACTATGACACCATACGCCTGGATTAGTTGCCTTAAAGTCTTTGTCATCAATCTTTAACATAGTGTTATAGTTCCACAGTTTAGCGTAAGGCAATGGAACGCGAAGTTGTGGGATAAAGTTATCGTATTCAATTAAACCTGATTCGAGAAATGCTTCAGCAAGTGCAATAGGAATATCTAGACTACACAATTTACCTGCTGTTAGAAATGCGGTAATCATATTTTCCCAAGGTGTCCATTGATCTGCATCTTCTGGAAAGTTTGTACCTGGATTAAAACTGTGATTAGCACCAAAAAAGATGTGTTCACACTGTTCTTCATCGTAATGTTTTTGTATAACATCACAAGGTTGTATACCTGTAACAAATAGTGTTTGTAATCCAAACGCAGGGGTCTTTTCAACTTCTACGCCTGTAAAGAATATAGGAGTATCACTTACGCCGCTTTTGTAATCTCGTTTCATTACTTTAGTTTAATCCCTGTTGTTGATTCAATATATTGATTAGCCATAGTTGTTTCAGTTTTTGCAATAAACACAATAGTAGTTAAATTTACTTCTAGTTCAGTATCAGGACTTACAGTAAATGTAAACGGAACCATACCCAATCCTTCTTTAGTCATTGTAAGTGCCATAGGCTTTTTAACTTTAATATGTGTAGTGTCTTTTTTTACTAGACGTGCAACAATTTCTTCGCCTGCTACAGTTTTGAAACTAATTGTATCGCCTTCTTTGTATGATGATTCTAATAACATGTTTTATCCTAGTTGTTTAAGTTCAGTCTCTAGCCGATGTATTTCATCTTTAAGCCAAAGTTTTTGTGTTTTCATGCGATTAAGTATTTGTTCGCTTTCAAATTTATTATACAACATTTTTATCTCTTCGTCAAGTGATCTATGTTTTTTGTATAATTCTTGTAAATGCACAGCTATTTTATCGTGTTGCTCCGTGTAGTTGCTCATCTTCTAAATCCTCCAGTTTAGTTTCATCTAGTACATCTTCTTCAATAGTAACAGAGTCTTCAACATCAAAAAGTGCATTAAAGTGTGTACTTGCGTTCACAGTCTTTTTACCAATAGCACCTCTTGTACCTGGAATACTCATCCAAAACTTTGAATACTGATCAATTACTTCTAATGACTGTTCTTTTGTAGGTGCTGAGAAAATTTCTTCCACAACATCTCTAAATAAAATCCTGTCAAATTGCTCTTGTACAAGCATTTTTGGAATGACTCCGTTGTCATACTGTCTGTTCGCTTCTTGAACTGCATTAATGTGACTCCACACGTTATGACCCATTTGGATCGCATATGAAAAACTATCCCACGATGTTTTTCCTTCTTTGCCTATTTTATTTAGGTCACCTGGTTTATAGATACAAATATCTTTTACAAGCATACCATCTGTTACAGGCGAATTTTCAAAGTTTTTAAATATTTTGTCTTGCAATACAGCATCTTTAAATGTGCGTGTATCAGTTGCATATTTCTTATCATCAACACTTGGTACCATTCTATAAGTCCACTTACCTCTATCAGGAGTTTCATTTTGAATGTATACTTGTCCGTTAGCAGTTGCTAGGAAAGGACTTGCACAATCAAATGTAAGCATCATGTTAGGGTTATAATACTTGCGTATAGCACGTTGTATGTCAGTTAATAGTGTAGCCCACTCTAATTTAGATGTGCCTAAGAAGTGCATTACATCGTGTACACCTTGTTGTAGTAGGTTATCATAATATAATGTAACTATGCGTTTAAGAACCAAATGCACATCGCACATGTTCTGTCCACCCATACTCCAACCGTTAAAATGATTGTCAGGATACTTAACTGGATCACAATAGTCTTTCATTTGCTCATACCAGTCATCAGCGTCTGTGTGATTCTCGCCTTGTAATACGTTTAAGAATTTACAAGCACCTGTTCTGTGTTTCATCCAATAGTCGTTGTTAATGCGTGTTGCTTTAACTGCTTCTGAATATGTACTAATGCCTGTTGCTTTTGCACCTTCTGGTGAACGTGCTACCCAGGCTGGAATATCAAGTATCATTCCATAGTCCATATAAGCGTCCATCCAACGAAGAACGCCATCTCTTTTCTTTTGTGCTTTAGGACAATTAGGATCTTTCCAATCGCCTTCCCAAACACCTTTACCAATCTGGAAACCACCTGAGTCACCTAGTAACCAAGTGTTGTCTCTATCTCTATTACGCACCATATCTTCTTTAGGTACAATCTTATTTGTATCTAAGTCAGCATGTCCTGCAGAATAGAGTGTCCATTTATAAGTGAACGCTCCTTCTTGCTTATTGAGATAGTTAAGACTTTCTACACCGTTGTTCCAGTTAGCAGGAATACGAGCATCTTCGATATAAGGACCTTTAACAGGATCAGGAAAGCGTTGCTTGCCTACATATGTCGCATAGAAGCCGCT